TACAGCGAACGCGCCTTGATAAGGAATGTCCTCCGAATCTACGGTATGAAAAGTTCCAGTGATACCGTCATACCCTTTCTCTCCACTCCACAGATAAAATTCCCATTCGTTATAACGCATTTCTGTCTTACGATTTTTTAGTCGCAATTATTTCTCTTGTTGTTTTAATCGTATTTTTGGCAGATTTCGATCGCAGATTTGATCAATATTTCAGAACAAAACAAAAATAAAAATTATCGTTGTGGGGGAATTGTGGGGAATGAAATAGGGTAAGCTCTGATTCTCTTGTTTGCACAAGTAATCAAAAGCCCACCCTATTTTCACTTCGATATAATCTTTGTTTGTAGATTACTTTCCAATTCAATAATATCAGAGATAACGGATATTATATCCTGTGCCGCCTCATTTTTTGTACAAAGATTTTCTTGGCTTAGCTGCCAATAGATGTTCATTATATTGGATTTAATTTTTGCAACGTAGGACAAGTCGTTCATATCAATTACGGACATTGCCTTCTTACCTCCTTAGTGTGTAATAAAATATACTGTCGTTAAAACAGCCAGTCACCTCCATATCAGAATAAAAGAACGCAAAAAAGCCGTTACAGTTTCAAGGAAATTAAGATCACAAAAAATCATGGATATCGTTATCTTCCTAACGATATCAAAAAAAGATTTTTTTTTGCGATCCTGATTCAACCTTGAACTGTAACGGCTATGACTCTCACGAGAAATGCTACCGCTCACAGTACTTTGTTGTTTAAGCCCTCTTTCGGCTCATGCCCAGAGGTGATAGTAATAAATAAGTATCTTATTCAGTAATGATATGCGAAAAATAGATTGAATGTCAATAGAAAAAGGAAAATTTTCCCGAGCATCAAAAGAGCCGTCCAGGATCACTCCTGCGACGGCTCTGCTACATGCTCTAGTATTTCTCCTACGCTTACACCAAGGAACGTACACAGCTTATCCAGCGTGTCCAAATCAATGCGCTTAGAAGTGTCGTGATACAACCCGGAAACGGTATTGATCGCCAATCCCGTTCCACGGACCACATCCCTTACTTTCAGTCGCTTCCGTCCTAATATCTCACTCAAGTTATTTTTGATCATGTACAAGCCTCCTCCAAAATAATATATACTAAATGATCCAAAGTATCAACTTCTTAATATTTCGTGTTGACTTTTGTATTATGAAGTGGTATATTTATATCAGGAAGTTGATACAAAATACTTCCGGAAAGGAGAGAAAAACATGAAAGATTGGGTACAACTCCTGACAGCAGCCATCCAGTGTTACACCGCTTACCTGCTGCTCAAGGACAAAAAGAAAGGAACCAAAAAACGCCGCGTCCCACGCAAACGTAAATAGGTTCCCGGAGGAAGGGATTGAGCCCCTTCCTCCACCCAATCATAACACACTCGCTCCAGAAAATAAATTAGCCGGCGGGCTCACGCGGGAGGGATATTAATGTTGAATATAATCACTTGGATTGTTATCGGAGTATCATTTGTTTTGTCCATCATTGCAATGATTAGATCCCGGAGACGCCACTGATGCTACCGATACAACGACAGCACCATTACTCAAATGACAGTGCTGCTTACTTTGGAATGTCCCAGAGAACTTTTGAAGAACTAGGAGCACCCCCTAAATTATGAGGTGGGAAGAATTAAAGTCGGAACAGTCCGTGCGTATCTGTGACAATCACGATAGCGGATTTGGTGGAAGGTGTGGAAGAGTTGTAGCGATTGGTACTTTTATTGGAATCAGCGAACGTATAGGTGCTTTGATTGATATACATGAACCGCTACTTATAATTATTGAACCAGAAGCCCTCGAAGAAACCGACTTGGAATTACTACCACCAGGATGGGAAGAGTTTGAAATATGATTTTTAATTCAGCCTCCGCTGGCATAATGCTTAGTGGGGGGCTTTATTCATTCTACTAATATCTGCAAAATTTCATAGTAAATATTACCTATATTTGATAAACTTACTCCATCAACCAAATATGGAGGTAAGTATGAACAAAAAGAGATTGATTACCGCTGCAATTGCCAGCTTGGTCCTTGTATCTACGTTTTCCGCTGGCGCATACGCTGCGACAAAAATTAATTTGATTGTAAATGGAAAAACTACGTCCGCTGATATTCAAGAAATTAAGGGTGCTCCTTATGTATCATTAAAAGATGTGGGAAATCTATTAGGAGCAAATGTGAAGTATGACAGCAAAACAAAAACAGCCACTATCACTAGCAAAGGAAACACAACTTCTCCCTCTACGAATGACACTGTGCAATCAAGCCGAACAAAGCCTGCTTCTATAGGATCTACTCAATCATTTACAGTCGATACTGTTTTGAAAAAGCATACCGGACAAGTTTCCATCACTCAAGTCATTCGCGGGGATGAAGCTTGGATGTTAATAAGCCAAGCAAATACGTTTAATACACCCCCGAAAGAAGGATATGAATACATTTTGGCTAAAGCCAACATCAAAATCATCTCAAACAAAAAAAATGTAGATGCAGCAGTCGATATTTGGAAAGGAGACTTTGTTCTTGTCTCTAGCGCTGGGACTGATTATGATACATTATCAGCAGTTCTACCTGACCCTAGTATAGACGCAAAAGTATATGCAGGCTCATCTGCTGAGGGGTGGGTGGCGTTCCAGGTCAAGAAAGATGATCTTTCGCCAGTTATTAGCTTTGCTAGAAAATATGACGGTTCTGGTGGTGTCTGGTTCAAAACAAACTAAAAAACAGCCCTACCACCCATCTATAGGTTAGTAGGGCTTTGTCATATTCTCAGACGTTTAGAAATTTACTTGGTATTAAACGTAGCTGTTTTTGTCTTATTATCAAAGCCAATCTGTGCTCCTATAGCCTTGCCGATGGCTGCTAACGGTACGTAGGTCCTCCCCTCAATCAGTACGCTATCCTCTTGCAACTTCGTGCCATTAACTATAGTAATTGCTTTATCTACCTTCACGTCTTCACACTCCCTCAAATATCGATCTATATTAGATAACGCTTTTGCCATTGCTGTTTCAGAAGGCCTCTGCCCAGCCCTTAACTGAGAGATGATGAGTCCAAAAGTCATTTGAAAATGTGGCGCATCCTTAATAGAGACAAAATCGCCGCCCCACTCGAATCCGAGAGCCTTAGCCTCCTGAACCACCTCTATCCAGTCAGCTACTTTATCACCATCACCGTCTCGCTTCATATCCCAGGATACCTGTTTGCCATCTGGTAGCAACAGAGCAAAGTCTATAGCTAGTCCATAGTTATGATAACTGGTACCTCCCTTGGCATTAGTAACGATGTTACCTGGTTTAGAACGTCCCTGCGCGTAGAGAGCGTCTTGTTCGGCAATTGTCCGTAGCCCCTGAGTAATGACTATATTTACCCCACGAGCGTAACAGCGCTCAATCAGTGCTATCGTAGCAGCCTTAACGACAGAATGTAGCCCAGAGATCCGAGCGGAGGACTTAGTTTTTACTTGTTCTATAGTTATCATTACTCATCATCCTCTTTCCGCGAAGCCGCACGTTTAATCTTTTTATCCAATTCACTACCTACCCACTTAAGCACTACATCCATTACGGATAAGGGCAACCAATCACCCCAACCGGCTCGGATCGAATTTGCAGTCATGCTCTGTAAGACATGATATAAGGTTCCCACAGCCAACGCCCCGAAGATTGCTCCTGAGAATCCGAATACACCGTCCAGTAAATGACCGCCAGCTGGCAAAAGCAACATAAAGAAGCTTCGGAAAATACCATCAATACCATACTTACTGGCATAAGTATTGTCTTTTTTAGCTGCTCGGACACCAGAAAGCCAGTCCATTACAATAAAAAATACAAGAGCTGCCATTACTGCAGAAACTGCGTCCGTCTCTCCGTATAAAAATTCGAATACCGGAACGGCTACTGCCCCAACTGCAGATGCAACAATTTGTGATTTTGTCAAAGTCCTTCCCCCTCAACACAAATAGCCCCGGTGAGTTCCGGAGGCGTAAAAAAATCAATGATATGTCAATGGTTTAGTTGTATAATGCCTTGCCTTTAAACGTCATAGAATTGTAACCAGAACCAACGGTACTTTCTACTCTGTACACTATTCTTACATAGTTATCCATGTTAAAAGGTTTAGTAAAAGTACCATTTTCTCCGATATCAGTTTCTCCATCCCAACCCCCAGATCTTTCAGGCCCAGAACCATTAAATGTAGTAGTTATCTGACGTTTCGCTTTATCAATGTATAGACCAGAGGTGGTATAGGCTCGGCTATTATTTGATAAGTACCCTCCTCCAGTCAGCTTCAACTCATTACCATAAGCGTCAATAGCCAATAAAAGACCACGTACTAATTTCCAGTCTTGTAGAGAAAGAGTTAAATTCACTAATCCAGCACAAGATAGATAACTGAATCCGGCAGGTACTCTAAGAAGCTCAACCTCTTGTCCTGACTCTAGCCCAATGTGGTCTGCATTCATCGGAAGAGATCCGCCGAAATACTCTCTCATGTTACCGACCAAACCACCAACGTTAACTCCTGCCCGTAAATTGTTAGCTGTTAGTCCAGGAACTGGATAGGTTACCCATGAGGAACCGTTGAAGTATCCAGCAGGGGGCATAATGAAGATCCTGTCTCCATCCCAAACGGTTACCGCTGATCCGGGCATGTGTTGATTTCTTGCTGAGAGGTTCGGTATGCCTCCATTTACCCCATAGATGTTGTTGCCCTCAAGAATAACGTCAGCCCGAAACTCTGAATCGGCTGACTGAAGTTGGGCAGTTGTAACTCGAATTTCACCGGCGCCTGCACCACCTTTACGATACCCCTCGCGTGGGTACACGGCCAAGTCTCCGTTACTCCACTGCCCCACACCTATCGCGGGATCACTGGTTGATGTGATATGAGGCATCATTCCTACAAAATCGCCTTCCTCATTGGTAAAAGTGTACGGCGTGAGTACATGCTGGCGCTGGGCGTTGCCGTACCCCCCAGCGCTATCTGCCAAAAAATCAGTCCCTACCTTTCGAAAGGTGTAAGGCTTACCAGCCAGCAACCTACCCGCAGCATAGGCATTCCCGCGCTGATCTTTCAAGGGTATGGGACCCAACCCATTTATATTCAGTGTTGCATTTTCTCCGTTAATCACATGAGGGATAATCGTGATACCAAACCCTTCGTAATACCCGGTGGGGCCGGGGTTGAGTGCCGCATTGTAAACGGCTGCTGTTCCACTGGTTTGTGCAAAACCCGGTTGTCGAATATAGTTGGCGTTAGCTTGTGACAAGGCGGCTTCAATCGCCAAAATACCCTTCTCAATATTGTTTAGAGGGTCTGCGTTTAGCGGGGTACCCGCTGCTATGATCGTTCCCTCAGCAGGAACCAATGTGACGGTTCCGTTTGGGTTTGTTTCAAGTACATATGTTCTTGGATTTTCTACTTCTCTATTTTCCCAGGTTGTCCTGTTGTACGCCATCCGCTTTCCTCCTATAAAGTACTGTAATATTCCCAGAGGAGATTAAGGTTTCTTTCCCATCTGTTCAGATCAAGGTAACCAAAGGGCTGATCTTCTGTCCAAGGTAGATCTCTTGAACGCCATCCTATCGGAGTGTTTGGACTTCTAAGAGTTTCCAGATTTTTCTCTACTCTAGCAAATTCCTCCTTGTAGGGTATCCACCACATATTCCTCTGAAATACCCCGGCAGTTATAACTACCTGTACATTCTTTGACTTCATCAATTCCCATACGGCCTGTACATTCTTTTCAATTTTATCCATATCAGCATAGTTAAAATAATCTTTAGCCGTCCAATTTAACTTAAGCGCTGTCCAAGCCAAACGATCACCCCATTATCAGTACTTCTGTAGAATAACCTGTGCTGACACATAGTCAGACGTACCCAGACTGCCGTACATCCCGTAAGGGGTGATAGTACAGTTAACCCCTAGCTGTCTTCTGTTGCCGTCTGATAGAGCGCCTATTACCGCAAGAACCATGGTGTTGTCTTTATTCCAGGAGGAATCAGGGAAGTTCATATTGAAGTCCGTTGTTCCTGCTATAAGGGCAACATCTACAACCTTCTTCTCATTTAGAGGAGCGCCGTTTATTGTAATGCCTGACCCTGGGTTGATCTTCATTTGATTCTTTTTTACTTTCTTGAAAGATGTATGAATATTCACATAGTAGCTAAACTGTAGATCAAGTAGCAGCCCTGAAGTAGTCCATGTTTGCGGCTTATTTTTCATGTGTTCATCGTAATAAAGAGTCTTACCTATGAAGCTGGTGATTACCATATTGTCTTTATTCCAAGAAGCATCGGGAAAAGGAATAAGTAAGGTTGTAGCCCCATTAGGATTGTCATCCCTAGAAAAAGTGGCTAAGATTTCTTCCCCATTTATCTCTACCTGACCATCCTGATCAATCTCAAAAAGATTCTGCCAATTCTCAACGGTGGGTCTTACATACCCCGCCAGCTTTTTCACTACAAACTTCATTTTCTGCATCAGGGCTCTAGCTGAACCTAAGTTAACCTGTGTATCGCTCTGGTCATAAAAATTGACAGGTGACTCAAGGCCGTAATAATACCCGTCCAACTGGTCTTCATCTTTGTTCCACAGCCCATGCTGAGTGTTCCACATAGTTCCGTTATAGGCAAATTTGTATTCCGGGACGGGCCTGTTTGGTACACTGCTGCCACCGCTGAATAGGCCAAGGGACACCCGTTTAAATGGTGAAGTGCCAGAACCATCAATCTCGAAACCTGCACCGCCAATTGTCATGCCTCCATAAGCATCTAGCATAAAGTGGTTATTCCAGCCGAGCATGATGCCAAACTCCCTCCAAGACCCATCTGGCTGTAAGGCACCAATATCCTCCCCGGTCTGGTCTCTGGCTGGATCCCCCTCTGAATATGCCTTTTTTCCATTTGCTTTCCAAAGGTTAATCCCCTGATTGATAAAGTCTCCTATGTTTTCTTCACCCGGATAAGTGCCACCACCCTGCCACTGCCATCCAAAGCTAAAGTTATTCACGTCTGTACGCTTAAACCGTTTAGTGTCGTAGTCATACCAAGCATTGACCAGTAGCCAGACTTCTGTGTAAGGTACCCCGCCGCGTACCCCCTCAATAACGGTAAAGTTATAAGGCGTAGTCGGGCTGGTGGAATTTCTAGGGAACAAGGACATGGTTCCTTCAGCATTAACAGTTTTCTTTTGATTGCCTTGGCTCGTCGATTCCTTAATCCCCCAATCCATTTACACGCCCCCTTTTGATTCTGATCTTCCGCCCAGATAACCTTGAAAGTTGTATTCTTGCTTTGTGATACGTGACTGCTTTTTATTTCCAAAACTATCCTCAATCAGCACAATGTCACCGCACTCTATGGCTGGGTTTTGTCTCCAATTGACAGAGTAAGCAGCCCGTGCCGCAAACTCAGATGCCAACCAATTTCCTACGTCAAGCGCCTGCTCTGGGGAGTTAATTAAAGGGTTTTCCACTGCAAGAGTCGTGCCCTCTTTTACAGCGGGGTTTGCTAAACGATAGATCGTAGTAGCTGCTGCAAGAGTTTTTCCCGAAATCGCTATGGATACATCCCCTTTAGCAATGATCTCCAGTTCTATGCCTACATCGTATGTTTTCTTTACCATGTGGGACGTAGCGCCGGTGATGCTTATTTGTACTGAGGAAGCTATGATAGGTGTTTGATATTCAAAAAAAATAGTCTTAGTCCCCGATATTGCGACAACTGTATTTAGTACTTGGTCAAACGTATCTTGCAGATAATTTATTACGGACATATCAATATTTTTCACGGCATCCTCAAGCTTTATTTGAGGCTCCTTGTAGGCATTGTCAAAGTCTATCATCTTCATTTGATACCCACCGTCTGCGTACATATGAGTATCGAAACTAGCAATCATGTCAGACTCACCCGAAAAATTCAAGAACGTTGTTCTAGCGTCGATTTCAACGAATCTGCGGATAATCGGCACCCCTGTAACACGGTCTTGATAAATTGCAGCCTTACCCGCTATACCAATACATTGCAAGGCTTTTCGAGAAGCAATTTTTGACTTGAATCCCTGAGTGGGTATCGCCTGTAACGCTGGGTCAATTAAATATGCTGTGATACCTGCCTTTAAGAAAATGTCCTCAGCCAAGGCGTACAAGTTGGTATTTGCTATACTAATATAGTCGATAGTTTCCATAGCATTGAGAAAATCTCTCGCCGTGAAAGTGGTAGTTAGGGTACCTTCATCGCTTTTCCAATCGGTCAGATAATACCTTTTTATAGATACATATTCAAAGCTGCCCGGCGTTACCTCAAGCCCTATAGATAGACTGACCTCTTGATTTCTCTCAAGAAACTTATAGTATCCTTGCGGATTCAGGATATTAAATGCTTTATCTGAGTTATCAACTACAAACCTAATCTCGTTTGATGGCAGGGTGTCGCCTACCACATTCATTTCTTCCAGCAAGTTTACGCTTATCAGCTTATTGCCGTCATAAGTCTGTACAACCCCGAAATCTATTTCTGTTATCCGGGCTCTTCTGGACCCATTATTCCATTTAAGTATGTTGATTCTGACTTCTTTATAATTAGAAACTGGAACTGCGTGTGTGTAATAAACAGCGGTGTTACCTTCCACGGTCACAGTTTCTAATGTTTCATTCGTTTCAGAATAAAACAGTATCTCAAAACTTTCCGGGCACTCGTTTGCAAGTACATCAAAAGTTACAGCTACCCCTAATGTGGTTACAAGCGTATTAAATGTAACCGCTACATACTCTTGATTGGCAAACACTCCTTCTTCGCTGCATATGGAATCGCTCCACCAACCGACCTCGCTTGAAAGGTTATCTGAAGGTTTTGGAACAATGCAGTAAGTGCCATCCAGTAACCAATAGTTGGTTTCAAATGTTCCGTACTTTTTTGACATGTTACGTACTTTATCCACTACCTGACTCTTCCGGCTGAAGGGAGCTTCAAAGGAAGTAACCACCCGGTTCACTTCCTCGTAAGCTTCGTTGTTGATTATCTGAAATTCTACTTGCGCAGACGTTTTTCTTGTAGGGGCATACACTGCCTTTTTGAACTGATTAGATACATTGATCATGTACTTTACCCCTACCTTTCTATGATGCTAAAGGATACTTCGCTGTATTGCACAACCCCATTCTTTACAAACAAGGCCGGGGCTTTTCTATCGCCAGAATAAAAGGTGCCTGTCCTATCTCCGGTCTGCGGATCTTTGTATGCCACCTGGAAAAACACCCCTGAAACCAGATTAAGTATATTTGCAAACTGTGCTTCCGTTAGCATTTTCCATCCAAGGTCTATTTTTCTTTTAGTTGCTATGCGCTCCAATAACAGCAGCCCATTAACGTTACGTTCCCCTTTGGACAAATCCTGTATGGATACAACGTATTGTGTAGGGCTGGGAAGCAATACTCCGTTGACAGAAATCATTCGGATTCCTCCTAAGTGGTTGACGTAACGTTACGGATGACACTTGTGCCTGTTCGCTGCTGCTCTTTGGCAAGCAAAGGTGCCAGCAGCCGAGCTAATACCGTGCCGTCCAACTGCATCACTATTTCTTGATTTTGCTGTATTCCATTCGCTGCATTACTGTTACCCCCATTGCCCATCATCATAGCAGCCATAACCGCATTGCCCAAGGCACTGGCTAATGTATCAACGAATGCTGTGTTTTCCAACGGTACGACTGCTTCTTTGCCGCGCTCACCTATCTGCGCTAAGGTAGGTGATGAAACAATACCACCACGTGCCAAACGCGGAATACGTGGAACATTAAGCCCAAAATGACCTCCACCGAACATCTCAGGAATATCAATATCAATGGAGTTCAGCCCGTCAATAACTTTATTAATCATATCAATGATCGCATTTAGCGGTGTTCTAGCAATACCCCATAAGCTTTCAAATACACCTTTGAAAATACCTTTTACGCCTTCCCAAGCCTGTTTCCAGTTACCTGTAAACACCCCAGCGATAAAGTCGATCAATCCATCAAGAATAGTCATAAGGCCGCTTAATATGTCACCTATCCAACCAACGGCTAACTTAATACCTTCCCACATTGAATTAAAGGTATCTACCACTAAAGGACCTAAATATTTAACTACTGCATCGAGTATAGGCTGTATGAACTTATTATAAATATCTATTGCTGCTTGGGTCAGTTTCAACACCAAGTCAACCGCCTTTTCTACTAATCCCTTTAAAGTGTCATTCCATATATCTTTTAGCATTTTCAAGAAAGGTTCGATGATAGGTTTCAATACTTCATCCCAGAGCTTCTGGAATGTTTTCTTGGTGTTGTCTAAGAACTTACTCAGCCCATCAAGAATCTTTTGCCCATGCTCATCCCACGCCTTTTTCAAAGCGTCAAGTACGTCAAGAACTATCTGCTTTATTAGATCAAACGTAGGTTCAAAAATAGTTTCGTAAATGTCAACTATCAGATCAACGAACCATGTAAACGCGTCAGATGCTTCCTTGAAAGCCCAGACCAGTATATCAGTGAAGATAGGAACTAGCGTTTCCATGATTGCTTTGTAGATAGGCATTATGAAACTGTTTGTCATGTAGTTCATAAACGGCAGAAGTATGGAGTTAATGATTTTGTCAAACGCGCCAGCTATAGGTGGAATGATCTCAAGGATCACATCTCTTAAGCGCGTGAAGTTCGGCAATAAAGTATTCTGCCATAGATCGTTAGCCATAGTAACGAAGTTGCTCAAAGTATCAGAGAAGATACCGATAGCATGAACCGCTGTATCCGTGAACACTGGAGCAAACTCTTCACTGATACTCTTAATGATCGGAATCGAAAAATCATTTAAGAAAAAGTCTGCTGCTGGAAGAATGCTGTCTTGAATCAAGCTATCCAACGATTTTGCAATACTTGGCATGGCATCAAGCATAGCACCCTTTACTATTTCCATGTTAGGAAGCCATACGTTAGTAAATAGATAGTTCATGGTGGTGGTAAGGTTTGCTAGGGTTTTGTCAAGAAGAGCGAAAGAACCTACTAAAGCATTTGCTATAACAGGTGCAAAGTTTTGAGTGAACCCAACAACTAGGCTTGGAATGAAATCTCCCAGCAGGTAAGCACTCATAGGAGCAAGAGTACCCTGCCACAAATCAATTAAGCTATCTTTCATGCCACCAATGGAAGCCTTGATAGATACCATCATATCAACGAACGGCTGTAATGCTGGAGCCATACCTGCCCAGCCTGAGCTTATATCAGACCATAACCCACTAAACCACGACTTCGTATTACTAATGAGCGATTGCAGCTTTGCAGTATAGGGGTCTGTATTGACGTCTAAGGAGCCTAAGTTAATGTCTCCCCCTAAACCTCCCCCAGCAGCCATGCCGCTTAAATCAGCTCCACCAACGCCGCTTGCAGCGTCACCCGCATCCCCAAGTGAGCTTGCGGTTTTATCAGCTAGGGTGTTCAGTTGGTCAAATCCTGCTAGGCTACCCTTAACATCCTTGCCCGCTTTCTTAGCCTTTTTACCAGCTTTGTCGGACGCTGTTCCCATATCTCCAAGGGCTCCACCAGTATCAGTAGCAGCACCACCGACACCTTCTATAGCGCTTGTTGCCGCCGCTGTACCACCGCCCATAGCATCACCAAAGATCAGTTCCGTAAATGCCTTGAAATAGGCTGCGGCAATTTGTAGCTTGGCGATGAGAAAGTTCAGGCCACGTACAACAGGAGTAAGGATATTAATAAAACCGGCACCCATGGTTCCCTGGAATATCTTCCACTGTTCGCCCATAATTTTAACCTGGTTAGCCCATGAGTAAGATGTCCGGGCAAAGTCGCCTTGCGCGTCCGCTGTAACCTGCATCAGGTAGTTATACCGAAGCATGGTCTGCTCAGCCTGCGTCATAGACATCCAGGCTTTGGTGATGCCCTGCGAAAGAGCAAAAGCCTCCATATTAGCAACGGACATGTTAATGCCCAGCGCTTTCAGAGGCTCCGTCTCACCCGTCATACCACTAAACACCTTCTGATAGGCTTCATCGTTTGAAAGATTGTAGAAGGATGCTACATCCGCTGATAATTCTGTCAGTGATTTGGACATATCCTTCATGACCACACCTGTAAGACCGGATGACTTAAGCATCGCCCCCATTGTGGACGCATACTTTTTACCCGCTAACTCCGACAATCCAAAGTCATTAATCAGATTCTGAGACCAATTGTTAATCTCACTGGACATACTCCGGAATGTAACATCCACAACGTTCTGAACTTCTTGCAGATCAGAAGCTAGGTTAATGGCTTCGCGGCCAAAGGTTACTAACCCCTTAATAGCAAAGGCCCCGGCGATTATCCCGCCGAGACCTTTAAAAGCACTACCTACTAAACCGTTAGCTGTACCTGCTATGCCTCCGAGCTGGCGCTGAAATGCACCGTAATTTAGCTCTAGATCTAAATCTATCCGACCTGCACTTCCACCTGACATTTATGCGCCACCTCCGAACATACGGGCCATCGTAGCTTCCAATGTTTTCATCTGATTATCCAAGGTGACCTCATCCAACAACTTTTGCTGAGCCTGCCGTTTACGCCAGGCGCTGTAAATACGCCGCTGATCGGCAGAGAAGCCCTTGATTACTTTCTGATCCTTCTCACTCCTGATCGTAACGATACTGCCCAGCGGTGTATCCGGCATAAGTCCCGCAACAAGGACACAAAACTCTGACCAGGGCATGTCCCCTTGCTGCCGGATCCGGATACCGTACTGCTTCGCTAGTGAAGACTCAATTAGCGGCCAGTCTTCCCGCAGGTCGTACCAACTCTCATGAATTGAATCAGAGTTGAAATCGCTGGGTAGCCTCTTCATAGGTCAAATCCTGCATGACGGCCATAAGACCGGATACAAGCACCTTGATATTGGCAATCCCCATCTTCTTTACACCGATTTCCTCAAATGCTTCAGCCCCTAAAGCTCCCTCGATAGCAGCAAGGAGTGCTTTCACACTACCGTTTTCCGCGATTTCTTCAAAGCGCAGGACAGCTTCTACCGATTTATCAACCTCGTAAACCTTGCCACCGATTTTAATAGAACCTTTTTCTTCGACAGCAAATTTATCTGAAATATTGATCACTTTTGTCATGATCTTATGCTCCTCCTCCGGCTGGTGCCGCTGTGAATGTTGGCTTTCCGTCTGACAGTAGTTCAAACTCCAGGCCGTCGATGTTGGTGGAGTCGCCGCCTGCTGGAGTCGTCAAGTTAATGACGCAATCCATCGTGAGCTTAGCACCGCTCGGCATCGTCCACTCGAATTTCGTTTCTACATCTTGCCCTGTTCCCAACAGCAGCCCAGCAACGTAATCATTGCCTGGGTCACCATAATTACGTTTGCCGCTGAAAGAGAAGGTCAACCCCTTACCCGTTACCGCACGACGTGTCCACCCCGCCTGATCCATTGGTGTCCACTCCTCCGTATTCCCGTCAATTGATGGGGAAAAGGTCTCCAAATCTTTTACTGTGGCCATGTCTGCTGGAGCCGTAGATGCGCGACCTTTGATACCAATTTTGAAATTGTTATTGTGTACAGGAAAAACGCCTGTTGTTCCCAAATAAATCCCTACCTCTCATAATAAATTGTAACCTCGATCACGTATTCAAATATCCCTGCATCATCCGTACCCACACTTACAGGATCTGCTGTCCGCATCTGGAAGCTGATTACCCGCTTGCCCGCAATCACCGCAGACTGCCCAAATAGCACAGCATATACCTCATGGGCTTTCTGCTCCGCTGTGTCAGCGTTCTTCGTCCAGTGGACTAAGATTGATATGGCCTTAACGGCATAGCTCGTATTATCCAATCCGCCTATCGCAATAACTGGAGTACCAGTATTAAGATTATACAGACCAATACACTGCGGCTTGCTGCCGTCTATCTTACCGATATACCAATTCGGACATTCTAATTGAGTCTTCAGCCAATCGCGCACTTCTGCAAGAGTCATCATTTAATAAATCCCCCTGCCAGCTTCTTTAGCAGAATCTTAAAGGCCTGAGTCACACCTCTAGTCTTCTTACCTTCAGCCCACGCTCTAAGCCATTCTCCCTGTGCGTGCCTATTCTTATCCTTACGGAAGCTATACTCAGGATGCCAGTAGAGCCGTCGCGCATAGGGTGTGTCATAAGTAATTGTTACCTTCCCACGTTTAGACTTGCTTGCATCAATCTTTGCACTGCGCTCCAATTCACCTGTCTGCTTTGGCACGACTTCGGAGGCCATGATATCAGACAAGATACTCTCCTTGGCACCTTCAACCACCTGGATCAACGCCTTCTCGGGTACAGTGCGTAGCCGGTTCATGGCTTGATTGTTCATCTTAGTGTTCACCTTGACCACAACTACATCAACTCCAGTTCCGTGGAAAACACACTACCATCTGGATTCTGTGGTCGAATAGCGCTGAAGATAGGACGCTCAATCTCTCCGAACTTCACAAGCCCCTCGATAAGCTTCCCAGGGTTAATGTCACCTTTAATAATTACTTTGCCTGATAGCGTCACCAGACGTCGCTCCTTGTCCAGCTTTTGACGCATCTTTTCATCATGACAACAAAGCCCATCGAAGATTAATTCCTCGATAGGCTCTCCATTCTCGCTAGTGTAGGTCAGATAGACCTTAACAGGCGTTTTCAATATCCAATGTGGAAACGGGAACTTACCTCGCATCAACATAACCTCCTACTCGTCAGCCCTGTGGAGGCTAACAGGCTTGTCACGCCTTCTGTGGTCTGTATGCCCCCCGCTCCCTCCACCGCCTTAAAAGACAGCGACACACTGCCAGCGGAGTAGCCAGAGAGAGGGAAGTTAAGATAATCCCCATACTGAAAGGTGAAGTCTGCCTGCTGGCACGTTGCCTTTATAACATTAACCTGTTGAAATGGCGTGAGGCTTGTTAGACCTCGCCCCACAATGCGGTTGTAGGTAAGGGCATCCACTTGATCAGATGCCCTCTCCAGCGCCCTCTCCAGTTCTTCAGGTGTTATCTGCCCATCACCATAGCGTTCATAATCCTCTACCGTTGCATAGGCCATGAGATCACCTACTTCTCAGCTTTAACAGGCTTCTTTACGTCTGCCAGTTGCCCCTTCAGCGTCTCGATTTCCTTTAGCGCATCGTCAAGTTGCTGTTGAAGACCTGCCAGTGCTCCTGGAGAGCCAGATCCCGAAGCAGCTACTTGCTTTTTAAGTTCAGCATTCTCCCGTATTACAGCCTCATGATCCTTGTAGGATACTGTTTTACCTGGAGCGTTTTCCACCACCTCAAGCTTGTCACCTTCCTGAGTGGCGATATCATAGCCCAACTTCAAGTAGGTTCCCCGCTCCGCGTCGTCGATCTGGAGCTGTTTATTCCCTTTCACTGCAAATAGCATAGTTTTATTCTCCTTTCGGCTACAGGCCGGTATATTATTCCTCTGCGTTGATCTGAATGCCATCTGCCTTGCGGTTAATCAAGAACAGATCCGTATAACGGCGATTTTGATACAGATATCCATCGCCACCTGTGTGACTACCAGGTTCCCACAGGTAAATAGCACTGTGTTTAATTGGAGCAATTACTGCCTGTGGGTGGATAAGGATCATATTGATCTGTTTTGCCCCCACACCAGGCACAGCCCCGTTCGTAAAGTTGAAGGCACTCTTCATCCGACTAGATGGCACTTTAACCAGGGTCACGTCATCAAGGCTTCTTACCGCACGGTCAATGGCTCCGTTGTTCGCTTGGACATTAATAACTCGCTTCATGTCCTCCGCTTGCTTCAGCAGCGTATGCACAGTAGGAGTCACGTACATAATTCGGCCTTCTTCGGGTACCTCTGCCTCATCCATATTTTGCATGAGCTTATCGAAGACTTGCAGCGCATTAGCAACCGACAACACCGTAACGTCAGGTGTTTTGCCCAAGGCTACATAATCCGCATAGAGCTTGCTATAACGGTATTTATCCAACTCTGGAATTGCCTGCTCCGTTTCAAACACGTTTGTCGTATTGGCTGCAGACAGGATCTGATTAGTTTCATCAACGTCCATAGCATCCACATAGAACTCAACGTCACGGTCAAACGCCAGCACCTTCGTTTCAAAATCATTGCTGATCGCCTGACGGTTCCATCCACCTGAACGGCTGTGGTCCTTGTAACCCCCAACGTCCAAACGCGGGATCTTAATTGTTTTAGATCCAATAAAAATGGCGTTCTGTGTGGTCAATCCAGAAGAAGTTAACTCCTTCGTATATTTTTGATGCAGCACTGTCAGAAAACTATCTACGTAGTTATAAGGCATTTTTACATCTCTCCTCTTTAATTATTAGCTATTTGTTATTTGGTGTCTGCAACACCGAAGATATTGGCCAATTGTTCATTGGAAGCCGCTCCAGCTCCACCTTGACCGCCTCCACCACCTATACGGAAGCCTCCTTGCCCACCGTTTCCACCACCAGTGTCCTCTGGCTTGAATAGGTAGGCGTCTGAGGTCTGCAAGCCCTTGAGCTGCTCATCTAGGCCAACCACTCTCCCATCATCCCCGATCACCAGCTTGTCTTTCTTGATCAAGCCAGTAACAACAGCCTCATTGTGGACTTTGCCATTCAGTGCGGCTGTAATGGCGTTCGTTAACGTCATGTCTTTTAAATCAGCAGCGTACTTTTCTGCGGCAGTCTTGTTCTCACCCTGCAGCTTAGCGATCTCGGCTTTCAGCGTCTCAGAAGCACCCGCGTCTTTACTGAGCGTTTCAAGCTGCGCATCACGGTCTGTAATGTCCTTCTCCAGCTTCTTCTTGGTGTCGGACAGATCGTTATACTGTGACTTAGGAACAAAATGCTTTGGCAGCTCCTTGTTCACGTCACCAATCAGACCGTCAATCTTTGATTCATCAAAGCCAGCATCTTTTAACAACTTTTTTAACCATTCCATTTATGATCAGCCTCCATAGATTTGTATAGCTGCTCTCCAGCTAAGGGATTGGGCCGTGATGCTCCGGCCAACGAGCAAATAGGCCACAACAGTCTCAATCGTGGCCATGATTATCGCTTCTTGCTACTTCCAATTCCAAAAATAATGATTAGTGTCAGGCAAATAATAAAAGTAATCATAACGCTATCAGACAAGGGTAGTCACCGCCTTTCAGGCATGAAAAAAGCACCCTCGCAAATGCGTGAGTGCCTGTCAATCGAGAGCGTCAATCGCCCATTGTATGTCCATTTCCATGTCTATGTCAGGATACTTATGTTGTAGTTCGCGCAACAGATCAATAAATTCCTGGCTCTGTAGCCGTTCAGAAACATCCTCGAAGTAGCCACCCATCCTATTAACTTCAGTGGGCGTACACTTCAACAACAATTCTTTTGTTGTATCAAAGTCCTGACTTAGCACCTCAACAATCTCACCCCAATATTCATCCAGAGGCGGAGATGCTCCGTTTTGAGTCATCATATCAATGATCTGCAAATTTGTTGTAATTATTTCGTTGCCAGTCACTTTTCTTCATCTCCTACCAGCCTCTGCGTTTCATCAGGGAATATTGTTGTAATGCCCTTCCTTTGGGTATCATACACAACCCCGACAGTCACGCTACGATAGTTTGCATATTTGAATATTGAAATGAGCTCACCATTAACCTTTTTCGGCTCCAATTGAAACTGATCTGGATCTTGAAGGTTTGCCACATACATACCAGCTTTCTCAATGTCCTCTGCGGTCCAACTCTTCGGAAACCAGGATTGTTTTGTGCCCGATTTCTTCAACTTGTCCTTATGCGAAGGCACATTACCAATGCGCACGCCGTTTTTATACTCTTTAACGACATTATACTCGATTCCATGCCCTATCAAAAGCTGAATGTTCTCTTCCCCATGTCCGCCCTTGCTAAAATTACCTATTGCCTGCTTTTTCGGATTCTTAGGGTTTGTAAATTCACCTTTAGATGCATGCTTGATCGCTTCAGGCTGCATTTCTAACGGCTTGTTCTTATTATGCAAACCGTTATCAGGTATTTTCTGAACGGGAATCTTAAATTTCTCACGGCTATAATCTCGGCGCAGGTGCTCATTTGCCTTAACATGCTCCCTAAGCTTACCTTGCCACTCCTTCACCTTAGCCGCAGCTGCAGCCTGGTTAATTGGATCAACACTGCCTGACTCTCGGCGCTTGTACTTGCGGATCTGGCGCTCCATATAGCGTTGCTTCTGCTCTGCCTTATAGTTGGCTAGTGCCTCCGCATCATTCACAGGCTCAGGAAGTCGGCTTTTACCAGGAATGAAGGTTGTCATGTTATGGCGGCAGTTTGGATGAAACAGCCCTGCTGCCATTGCCTTACTCAGTAGTGGGTAGGGACCGTCAGAAGCTTTACCGCCACTATACACATCATCGATGTATACTTTACCTTGCCATGGCAAACACAGCTCAGAACAGTTACTGTGAGCGGACACCACAACAAATGGATTACGCTGTTGTTTGCGTTTAGCTCCCTCTCCCTCGAACACTGCTCTCTGGGAGGATGCACGCAGAGCCATTTCAGCATAAGAGGCTATATTCATTCTTCGACCATTAGCAAACTGTATACAGTCAAAACCTTTATCAAGAAAATCACCTGTGGCCATGTCAATAGCTTGGTTAAGTGAAGCAGCACCGGAGTTAAGATAAACCTGAGATTTGAATATTGTTTGCCGAAATATATCATCTGCTTGTCTAAGCACAGCAAAACGTGCAGCTTTCATCTCTCCTTGTGCAGCTGATGTCAAGGCGTTAACTCGCTTTTCATTAAGCTTGAAAAAGTTTTCATCAGAAACGCCTTCAACATCCAGCTTATCTGGGATAATCTTACCCAACAGCTTTTTAGCTGCTCGTTTAATCCCATCTAGGAAACCACCCTTGACCTCTCGCTCGATTGCTATATTAACCACAGGCTCAGTCTTCTTAACAATCTGAGTAGCCTCTTGCTTGTACTGCTTAAGATCCAGCAGCTTCTTCTCCTGCCATTGATCCCACTCGAAACCCTCTTTCTTCTCCTCATTCTCATGACGGGTCAGATTCCGCTTCATGGAGGCTATCAGGTCAATCTCCATCTGAGCAAAGATGCCTCGAATGTCATATTTCTTCTTCATTCGTCATCATCTTCAGTCGGAGCCGCATCTTCCAGATCATCAGGTGGAGCGTCTCGGTTAATACCTGTATCTTCAACCTCCAAAAAACCTTGCTCTTTCTTCAACAGTTCTACCTCAGCAGCCTTTTCTTCATCGGTCCAGGTGTCACCATACATCTCCTCGACGGCTCGCTCGATACTCATCACACCGAATGTGCGGGCTTTGCCAACCGTCTCCACAACAGCATCAAAGGAAGGAGAAGCATACTCCCCGAAGGTTACGCTGGCCTCATACTCACCTGCAGTACGATTTTGCATCGTGTCATATACCTTCATGACGGTCTGCACCAACTCAGGGATGACTTCATTCAGCCGATCCACGATCTTGCCACGAGTGTACAACGTGGCCTTCTCCTTCTCCCGCTGAGCCTCTGCGTTATCGGTCTTTTTAAGATCGATCCCTAGAGTAGATGGACTAATAATGCCCTGTAAACACATATCCAAAGCGCTGCTATAGCTGGCCACAAATGCCTCATAGAGTATCTGAGGTTGCACCATGTCCATCTGCCCCTTGGAGTCCTCTGCAAGACCTGTGTTCAGCTTGATAAATTGATTATCAAATGGATTAGATCGCATAAGTTCGCCCGTTTCGGGGTTTATGGGAACCAGATCCTGCGGAATGTATTTCTGCACGCGACCAGCACGAATGGCATCTACCCACTGACTGATCACCTCATCAAGCGCGTCGAAAGAATCAGCCTTACTGTCAAAAATGCTCTTTCCACGCCCTGGCCACTTGGTGGACTTAAACACCATAAGCGGCACAGCCATGATAAAGTCACCGTCATATTCAATGTCCTTCAAGTCTGCTATTTCAGGGACCAGGGACAACGGTACTTGCTTACCATTAGCATCCAGCAACTGGTAACGAATGTACTTACGGCCAAATGTCTCTATGAGCCGATAATCCTTACTGTCAACCGTGTAATCGGAATAGAAAAGAACTTCCTGTAATCGTCCTCGGGTACGCTTAAACTCCACCTGATCACCATTGTAGAATTCAATTAGTGGATATCCACTGACATTCTGGTCTACTGTGATCTTAAAGGCACCGTCTCCAGCTGTTAGCGCCTCTGTTACGGCACCACTCAGTAATTCAGGGAAATCGTTGTCCTCACTTATAGCTTCCCATGTATCCGTCTCGGCTTGCTGTTTAAGCGTAATGGCATCCATGTCGGAAACCACAATATCAGACAACCGATCTGCTACCATGGCCGGCAGCCCGCTGTGGATCTTCCGGATACCCAGGCCATTACTTGGAACAGCTGCCCAGAAGCGTGATTTCCCCACGCTATCCGTCATCGACTGCTTATAGAATTGATCCAGCTCGGATGGATCTCCACGATACCAAAGTCGATTCCTCAGCACATTGGTACGGTAGCTAAATGGCTCCGTGATCGTGATGACCTGGCTTTCCGGTGCCGGGTTGATCCTCAGTATTTTCATAACCATGCTCTTAAACCACCCCACTTTCTACACCCCCAGTCTCTTCTTGAATGGCTGCACGCTGTACTCGCTACTATCCAAACAGTCAACCGGATAGCTGCCGTCATCGGTTCTCACCCATTCACCCTCTATGCGCTTCTTCTCGTCCCAGGTGGCGTTTTCCAACGCCTCTTGCCACTCTTTCAGATGGCTCATGACCTTGTAGCGGCCCTGATTGATAAGGATACTGGTAAGTCGGATCCGGTCCACGATGCCCTCTTTCTTGTATGACGGTGTCACTGTGATGAAGATCTTCCGGCGCTGTAGCTCATTGAGAAGTGCCTGACGGAACAGCTTATCCGCAGATTCCGCGAAGATATGAGCACACGCAAAAAAAGCAGGGTACGTATTACCCCACTCCTCAATCTTATCGACTATTTCCTTGGCGTAACGGTCATGCGTGTAGCCTGTTGACTTACCTTGCTTGTGATAGTAACCATCCAGGAGCACAACCTCTTTATGCTGTGGCGTGAATCCTGTCAGAGTGGCTACCGTAGCATCTGTACCACCTATATCTATCCCGATGCTGAATTCAATGAACCGCTCATCCTGGATAGCAGCTCGGGCAATGATTACGTCCTTGACAGTATAGCCGGTATATATCCGACCTGTGGCTGCTGTACGCATTCCCTTGATATCAGCCTTATACCATAGGCTGTCCTTGTCATACGTAGCAAGAACCATACGTAGCTGTTCATCTGAGATTGACAGGTTATCAAAAACGGTGAAGTGTCCGTAATTGTACCCTGGGTTACGGCCTGCTTTCTTCTCCTTATCCTGAAAGTCCAGGAAATCCCGATAGAACCAATGTGCCGGCGGCTTCGGGTTAAGATCAAAGAAGAGTTGCCGTTTGCTACTAGCGACTGTACGGTCAATTGCCTCCTGCACAAAGCTCTGATGGCACTCATTGACCTCAGTGATGTACACCGTGCCGTAGGAGTTACCCTTGATCCGCGCTGCGTCATTGGCCTTACCACCACCTGCGATAATAACAACCTTCTCACCGGTCTTTGTCTGAATATACAGTGCATCCCGGTTCTTATACTCCCCTTCGCGGCAACGACCTGCAAACAGCCACTGAAGCCCGAATCCGTTGGAGTCTATTGCGTTCATCTTGGCGGCGGCTAAGCTCACCCCTGCCACCAGATGCAGCTTATCGGGGTGCACCTCCAGGCACATTGCATATGCGATTAGGTTAATGATGTTCTTTCCTGCCCGTTTACCACCTTCTGCCACGTTTAGCCAGCTGTCACGGCTTGCAGCAATATAATTGCTCTGCTTGGCAGTAAGCGGTGCATACGGGATCATTACAGCCTCACTCATCGTCAATCACCCGCTCAGCTACGGGATTGTTAATCAAATCCGCCAGAGCTGTGATCTGCGCGTTCGGATCATCGCCGTCTTTATTTGGCACCTTAGACTTCAGCACGTCGATACGAGCTTTCTGTTCCTCCGTTGCCAGATCCGTCTTCAGCAGCTCATCATACTGCTTGATCATACCCTGGAGCGTTGTCATTGCCCGGCTCTGAGCCGTAAGGAAGGACGCCTGCTTATCCCAAGCCTGCTGCACTTCCCATTTTTGGCCTGACACATTGCCGTCCTTTTCCTCGATCAGCGTGGTCGTGCTGTCATCCCGATCTTTGACGTACATGATCTGCTGAGCCCTGATGATGGCGGTGTACTGGATCATGATGTTGTCCCACAGAATATCCAGAGGAGCTCGGTTCTGCAGTTGCTCCATGATGGCCAGCGACTCTGCCGGCAGATACTTAGCGAACAGTCCATGCTTCTCGGCGTTCTTGTTTCGCTTCGGTGCGGATCCGCCCTTATTGCCAACAGCGTTTTGATTACCCGGTGGTGCACCTCCACGGTTAGGGTGCGCCCTTTCAGCTTTGGGTGCACCCATATCCCGATTCCAGCCGTGACGCTTCTTCCATGACTTCACCGTGTTAATGGAGACGGCATATTTTTCAGCAATTGCTTTATATTTCATGCCGGACACATAATCCTGCTCGGCTAATTTAGAAGTTTCAGCCATATTACATTTTCACCACCCCCGCCGTTATGTTTGTTTCGTATGGCCACTCAGAAAGCCCAACCTTCTTATGTTTGGTCTTAATTATTTTATGGACGAGACTAAAAACACAAAAAAGCCCAACCTAAAAAAAGATTGGACTAATCGCAATAGATACTTTACAGATGTAAAGTATCGTGTTATAATTAATATATCAAGAGGAGGTGATAATAATGAAGAAACGAAGAGAAAGACGGAAAGAGGATAGAGAGTCAACCTTCAAGATGGTGACTGCAATCATCACCTTGATAAACTCCATCCTCACCCTCATCATCCTGCTGCTCAAGTAGGAAAACCCGAAACCTTGGCCCCGAAAGGGGCTAAGGCATAGGGGATGAAAATCAAGGGCCGTCTTTCCTTCAGTATATCACACTCATAAGGAGCGATGAAGCATGACACGCAAAGCAAGAGCTACAGAGTTAATGACTTATGCCGCGCTTGTAATCAGTATCGCCAATACCGTTATATTGCTGGTGAAGTGGTAATGTACACATTCAACAGCAAAGAAGAACTAGCTGAGTGGATCGCACGCGAAATCTGCGGCGTCTCGGAAGCTATGGAGATATTGGAGTCTACACGGCAGAACATTCACGGATTCGTAAAAAACGGTAAGCTCAAACCGGTTAAAGAAACCAAAAATGAACGTCTCTTCTTCCGTTCTGATCTTATAGAGCGTAAGGAAGCAGCTAAGGCGTATCACACTAAGAAGGACAAGTCCGGTGAATAAGCCGGACTTTCTTTTTGTGATTCCTTTTGACTGTTCAGCTAGTTTTGATGTTTCAGCCATCCTGCATTTTCACCATCGCCGGTGTTGTGTTTGTTTCGTTAAATCTCCTAAAATAATTAATTTTTCTTTCAATTACTAGCATCTGGATTTAATATTGTATTAATTTGTATAGACTTTAACACACTAAATAATTTAAAATATGTCAGAAATCAGGAGGAGATAAATTTGGAAGATAACAGTTCACAGAATAATAATTTAAACATTAACGAATCTACAGGCTCGGAATCACCGCTGCCTGAGCCTCCACCGGATATATATGAACCTTTAGTAAGAGAAAATGATTCCCTTCCGTCACAAAAGTTGATACATAAATCTGCTAACTGCAAGATATTTCAATATAGAAAGACAGGGTTATTAAGTTTCAAGTGGTCTCCCAATGCACCACCTGAACAGATTAACCTCATTAGCCAGGCCAACTTCCTTCAAAGCAGAGTGAAAGTAGAAATAATGAAGTCATACCAGAGAGAGTGTTATAATGTCATTAAAAATGCACTCCTAGCCTCCCTAATGATCTATCAAGCTGGAGAATATGAAGAGCATTTTGACTATGCCGCTGATTATATAGATCATAAAAAGGAAGAACAAAAAAAATTACACATTTTACATTCAAACCAGTATTATGAAATATTTTTAGGTAATAATCAAAAAACAATTAATGTATGGATGCATAACCAGTTGCGAGAAAGGAAACGTGCTGAGATAGATGAATTTAGAAGGCTTAAAACAATAATTAATATCTTTCTAACAGGAAAGCAAAAAGAATTGGCCCTTAGACAGTTAGGTACAGCTCTATCTTCTGCTTTTCACAATACAGATAACAACTCAGCAATGGAAAAATTCAAAAGCATAGAGACATTTACTTATTCTAGAGCCACCTTATCTGCCAAAATTCATCATTTTGCAGCCACACTAATTTTGATTCTTATCGTTGTGGGTATTTCAATGTATTATTATCATTCTGTTAATGACGCTGAAATAAAGCATTTTATTATTGGATCTATTGCTGGAGTCATTGGTTCATTTATTTCAATTACACAACGAAGTGATAAAATAGTGGTTGATTTTTCGGCTCCCGTTTCAATTTTCCTAATTCAAAGCTTTTCAAAATTAATTTTAGGTTTATTTTTTGGTATCATCACTATACTACTGATAAAATCGAATATTATCGCTCTTTTATCTGAAGTCAATTCATACTCTATGGCAATTTTGTGCGTGGTAGCAGGTTTTAGTGAAAGATTTGTACCCGATCTTTTAGAGAAAATATCTAATAAATCGGGCCTCGATGAGACAAAACCATAAAAAATCTACAAAAAGAGCCCTTCAATATGGAGGGCTCTTGATAGACAGAAATATAGTGGGTAGGTTGTGCGACACTGTGTGCGACAGTACGTGCGACAAGACCTATAGAAAGTCTTGTTTAATCTTGCATTTCGCTCGATCTACGTACATACGTACGGTGTTTTTTGATAGATTCAGCTTACTCGAAATCTCTAACAGCGTCAAGCCCTGCGCCATGTGAAGTAAGAAACATGTACGTTCTCGATCACTCAGCGACAACAGCGCATCCACCAGCTTTAACCGTTCAGCCTCTCCCATTTGTTGTCCTGATAGTTTGATATAAATCTCACGTTGCCTGTACACATCCGTAATCTCAGCACCTCTGCGGCTCCCTGGGCGGCGTCCTCTCCGCATCCAGGTTAAGGCATACCTCATGTCTGCCAGCATCCCTGATACAGTATCAGCCTCTTCTGCCGCTGTCGGATCCTTGAGATCCAAGGTGTCTCGGTAACGCTCCAGGTTGTGGACATCTGTGGCATACTGACAGATTAGGGTTTCGATCCAAGTTGCCTTTGTGGTTGTCTTCATGATGTCTGACCCCATTTCTGTGTTATTCTCCGGATGCAGATAATAGTTTGATGATCTTTCGTGCTCGAGTCAGCTCGGCAATACTTCGGTCAAGCAGTTGCGTCTCGCTGGCAGGTTCAGCTGGCTCTACACGAACGTGAACACGAAGCAATTCACTCAGCCGATCATTCTCCGACATCAGTTCATCACGTTCTGAGATCATCCGGTTAATCTCATCCCGAAGCCGATCATTTTCCTCAGTGGTTTGAACAAGTTCATCCTCAGCTGTATGCCGTGCAGATGTCCCTTTTTGTAAATTTGCCTTCATCCGTTCAATTTTAGCTGTGGACTCCTCGGCAGCCTTATCAGCTAGTTCCGCCGCTTCAGCAGCCCGAGCTTTCCAGTGCTTCACCTCACCGCGAAGTTTTATCAACTCGACCTCAGTAGAATCTAATCGGCGTTGCAGTACCCCCTTGACTTCATCCTTCGCTGTTACTTCAAGCGTTAGGCGCTCAATCTCCACCACGGCCTTGTTCAACTGTTCTAAATCCGTAGATGGTCGTTGCTCTGACGCAAGGACCTCCTTTTCGCGAAGCAGTTGGGTTTTGTCAGGTTCAGTAGAATAGCCTGAAGTTTCGCCAAGCTGCGCAAGCATCTCTTTGGCTTTATCAGGTGTAACTCCTCGACAGTCCCAGTTCTTAACCCAGTTGTACAGCGTGTTGTACTTCATCCCCCAAGCCTTCTCGATGCTTGAAACCGTCTCACCAGCTGCAATCTGCTCTAAGAATAATCTTTTAGTTAGCCCACAGCTAGGCCCCTCTTTGCTAGTCCGTTGTCCTCCCATATCCTTGTACTCCTCCTTATTTTGGTGTCTTTGATCTGTTCGTGGATTATGTGCTATTGGCTTTTTAAAGTTCTTGTCCGCTTTGGTCGCCGGATACTTCTGCCTGATCTCCTCAAGCTCTTCAGGAGACAAGGTATATTCACGCGGTTTACTGGTGCCTCTCGAGCTGTATTCAGCCACTCGACTTGGTATAGGTGTATTGGCCATCCCTAACCCTCCTTTTCATTGCGGAAGTCGTACCCCACTTACGCTGCCGTTTCCTTAGTGGTGCTTCTGGGAGGATCGTGTAAACCTCACCAACCACCGTACCGTTATCATCTGTGATAATGTCCCAGGGGATCTCCTGAAAGTAGGGATCAAATCCCATTAACATCAGCCCTCTCTATTAATCTTGCAATTGACAAAAGACGAGGCGACATTGTATGTTTATACCAATCTTTTAAGCTAGAACAGGGTAAGTAAATTAGTTTTTACTGGATCTAGTCTGGGCAGCCGAAAGGCTTAATCCGCCCGGCTTAAGGGAGGGTTGACTCATGACGATTAAAACCTCTTGGTTTGAAATCAGAGTGAGTGACCAAGTGGCGTTGGGCTTACTCACACTAATCACCACCGTCGCGAGCCTCCATTAGGAGGCTTTTTTTATAGCTCCAATTGTTGTCTGTAGCAATTCCGGTAGTGGTCCACCAGTCCTTGCGCTTTAAGCTTTGCAAACTTCACACGGCATACATGCTCCGTCTTACCCAATGCAAAGGATAAGGCACGAGCATCATCAACACCGTAAAATGTACATAGGTATTCCAAATCCTCCTGACTGAACGGCTTGCCATGATTCGGATGAAAATCCGGATGAAACTCCATTCTACCGCTGCCATCATAAGTAATGCCGTCTAGGGCGTCATCCCTATGCGGTTGAAGATCTCCGTATACACGAGCCATAAATTACATCCCCTTCTGCTGCTTCTCGTAGACTTCTTCCAGCCACTCCGTCAGCATAATCATTTGCTTTATCACCAGTGGGTTGTCCTGATATTTCTGACACATCGCCCCGGATGAATCAGCGACCCATTGCCAAAAATCAGGGCTCTGCATACCATACTGAGTAGCTGCGGCGTTGACTTGCTGCGTCCACTGATAGACATCCCAGAATAACGCCTTGTAGTCCATCAGCTACAACTCCTCGATTTTGATATAGATACCTGGAAGCGCAGCCCAGAACTTCTCGACGATCTCAGAAGCAACGAGAGCATCGTCTTTCCAGAATCCACAATCGGTCATACAATCCTTGAGTAGCTTCTGCAGGTTGTCTGTATCTGGCCTCGTGTACTTGTACTCTCCGTCTTGATGTTTGCCAGTAATCGGGAAGCACCACTTCACCGTCAACCGAATAGCTACTGTATATTTTCTTGCCGGCACATGTTGCCCAAGGTGAGCCATTAATTTCGCCCGCGCTGCCTTCAGCTCATCGGGCTCATAGAATACTGGCTTACCATTCACAACTGCCACCTGTTTCTGCTGGTGCGTGACAGTAGGCGGAGATTTCATTGGCATGAAGAATTCAGTCATCGTTTTCGCCTCCTGTTGTGATACCATTTTTCAATTTTTTATTTCGCGGCGGGTTTCAAATAAATTTAGGGGAAGGGGGAGGGGGATTTTTATACCCCCTCCCTTATTCCTTATATATTTATATAGTGGTCGCCGCCACAACTTGCGGCAATCATACACGTATCAAATTCCCCGCAACTTTGTGCGGAATTGCGGCAATCATGTTTCGCAACTTGCGGCAATCATAAAATCATGATCATTGCAAGTTTTTGCGGTAACCATAAAACCGTGATTTCCGCCGCAATTACTCATCTTCTTTTTTGATTATCCGGAACCCATTGGAGCGATCAATTTCATACCCAAACTTCTTAATCCAATCTCTCACAGTGCGCTCGGCTACCTCTTTACCAGTAGAGGAATACCACGCTATGACATCCAATACTGTAGGTGGTTCACCGAAATTACAGTTGTTCACAACTTCCTCAAATTCCTCTGCTTTACTCCGTCGCTGCTCTTTCGCCTTATCCTGACGCTTGCCTGTTGCTTTCTGCCAAGGTGGCTTTGAAGATTCCCCATCTGGATCGATGTCCTTCAGGCTTCCTACATCGTCCACTTTATGGATCGGATACTGGAACCACATGTTAACTGGTTCAAACTTCGGATACTCCCGTAGCGTGCCTTCTACCCTCCAAGCTGAGCGGATACGAACACTCTTGACAGCCTGCTTGACGCCCTCCTGAGCGATTGCCAATTGACTAGGAATCGCACGTTTGGCGTGATCTTCCATCTGTTTGGCACTAAGCAAGTCATCCTGGGAAACATGTTCCTGTAAGTAGCTTGGATTGTACTTCTCAAAGAGCTGCTGATACATAGCACAGACAGCCTTATTCTCCTCTTGCATCAATAACGCTTCTGTCAGATCTAACTCTACTAAATCGATAAGCGCGTCTGGATCACGGGCAAATACGCCACTGCCTGAAGCTCTGTCCATCGACTTCTTACCGCCCTGCGAACCTTTGCTGTGATGATGACAGTAAATTACGCCTGCACCCAGTTCTGTTGCTATCTTGTCAAACTGATTTGTAAAGTGAGCCATCTGATCCGCGCTATTTTCATCACCGGTTAACACCTTGTAAATAGGGTCAATGATAACAGCGATATAGTTCTTCTTAGCTGCACGCCGGATCAGTTTCGGGGCCAATTTATCCATAGGTACTGTCTTTCCACGCAAGTTCCAAATATCGATATTGCCGATATTTTTAGGCGACAACCCTAGCGCGTTATATACATTTTTGAAACGATCCAAGGCGCTAGCTCGATCAAGCTCCAGATTGACATACAGAACCTTGCCCTTCGTACATTGCCATGCCAGCCACTTAATACCTTCAGCTATGGCTATGCTGAGTTCAATCAAGGCAAATGACTTACCTGCCTTTGACGGTCCTGCCATGAGCATCTTATGTCCCTGTCGTAGCATTCCTTCTATTAAAGGCGGTGCCAGCGGCGGCATATTGTCCCAATAGTCCGCTAGGCTTTCCGGATCCGGAAGATCGTCATTAATACCTTCAATCCATTCATGCCATTCAGCCCAGCTCGCTTTACCAATGCTTGTATCCACAATGAACTGCTTCTTCTCATTACGCTCGATCCCAGGCATACGTGATAGCCGGGAAGGATTGCGGTTCTGATTGTCAACGGACAAGCCGTTCTTCTTGCAGACGGTGTAGAGGTAATCCACGCGTTTCCGGTACTCATCGTAGTTGGCTGCCTCTACCTTGACGATGGCATGTAGGCTTTTACCTCCGCTGTATACTAGCACCGCGATCGGCAGCTCTAGCTCACGCATAACCGCATTTTGCTTTTCAATGTCCATTGTGTCGGATTCCACCAGGGCATACCGAAATTCAGTCACATTCTCATTCTTGACGCCCTTACCATCCAGTGGGTTGAACCGAATCCAAGCACCAGCTGCTGGATCGTAGTCACCAATAACAGAGCCGATATCACCACCACATTGATTAAGCAGTTGGATTAATTCGCCGGCTGTGCGATCCGATGCCCCTTTCGTTGGCAAATACTTGCCTTCATCGTTTTGCCAGGTATCTGTGACGTATCCAACATTCTCGGAAGCTTCAAACAAAGCGCTTAAATACGTTGTTAGTTGCTGTACTGGATTCCAATCAGCCGGCTCGTGGATCTCTTTACCTTCTATCCAATTCTTATCGATAACAACGTAATCGCCGCCGGCAATTTCATCGTCCCAATCCAGTTCCCGATCATTTGCAGACCGTGGCAGCCATCCGTTATCCTTGGCCAACTGCGTAATGGTCGCGCCGGTGACTGGGTTACCGGTTCCTTCGAATGTCGTCCACTTCTTGAAGCACTCACCTGGATGGTAGCGCCCACCGTCCCGCCGGCTCCACTCGTCCCAGTCGCTGGCCGTGTAACCTTCATATTTTAGTGCCATGCCGACATTGACCCATTCCTGGTAATTCAAAAAGGATGGATCGATGTAGGCCAACAATGCTATGAGGTCAAGTTTGTGTTCCATGTTCCTCATCTCCCTCAAATCCAAAAGATTATATTTTGTAATAATTTTCACCTTTAGAGTATATATATCGATTAAATGATTGAATTGGAGGTTATTTGATGGCAAGTCTTTCGCAAGTTGTGGACTGGGCTCGTTGGTATAATACAGACCCCAGACGAATTGATGAACTTCTTCAGAATCCGCACAGAGTTCCAATAGAGTTCCCACCAGGAACTAGGCCAATATCATTTATCGTTGCAACGCCGTCTGAAGTTCTTGCTTGTAAAAACCAATGGTCACTTGCAATCATTACTGTCCCACCAGCTGGAGGAAATAAAGCAGTTGCTATGATGACAGGAAGTCTTAATAATCCTGGAAAAACCCTTACGTATGCATCAATTGTTTTGCCCGAATCTCCTACAGATGAGGCTGTAGGTTGGTTTCCACTCTCTAACATTATTTTCTTAAATCCTTGTCCTTGAATTATTATTTGATAAAACGAGTAATGCAGCTTACCAAATTGATTGGATTATTTCTAAAAGTCTTCCTTAGACGTTCGAGCCTTGAGTATCTAAGCTTGCACAAGAGACAACGAATTACGCTTCACGATATGTTTTAGGGTCAACTCCTTCCGGAACACGCCAACCGTTTCCTGCGATGCGGTCAATGAGACGCTTAGCATTGTCAAAGGACCATGTACCCACGTGCTCGAAGCCGCGTTGCTCCAGGAATCGGATTTGCTTCGGAGTCGTCAGCCCTTCTGTACGTCGTTTATCCAGACGTTCTAGCAGCTTTGTTGCCTTGCCGGCATTCTCAATTTGATCGGGAAGTATGCCCAGCTTTTCCAGCGTCTGGATTTGTGCTTCACTTGGTGGCGACATTTCCCATCCAAAGGACGGTACATAGCTTGATAAGTCTTCAGCCTGGATACTCATTTCAAATTGTAGCGGATCGACCAGTTTAGCCTTCCGGCGTTTCATTTCATTCAGCATTTTGGCCAAAGCTTCCTCACGCTGAGCAATTACATCTTCAGTCGCCTGCTTCTCGACCGTCTCCAGATCAAGCGCAATGCCTGCCTCCTCAATCTGTTTGGTCATGGCCTGAGCCACTTCTTCATTTTCAGCGATCAAATGTGCAGGATGACAAAGCTCATGCCGTTCTGTATGCCACAGGAAGTCAAGCAAAAGCAGATCCTCTTTCCCTGGAAACAATCGGGTACCTCGCCCGACCATCTGGCTATATAAACTTCGAACCTTAGTTGGTCGCAAAACTACAATGCAATCTACACTGGGACAGTCCCAGCCTTCCGTGAGAAGCATCGAATTGCATAGGACGTTGTATTTTCCAACATCATAATCAGCCAGTATCTCTGCCCGATCCTTCGATTCTCCATTAACCTCTGCAGCCTTAAAGCCGATTGCATTTAGTATAGAAGTGAATTTTTGACTGGTCTTAACCAATGGAAGAAATACGACAATCTTTCGGTCCTGAGCAACTCGCCACATTTCAGCGGCAATTGATTCCAAGTAAGGATCCAGCGCCGTTCCAAGGTCGCTACTCTTGAAATCCCCAGCCTGTTGACCTACTGTAGACAAGTCTAGCTTGAGTGGAATGGTCATAGCCTTGATCGGACTTAAGAATCCTTCTTTGATCGCCTTCGGCAACGTATACTCATAAGCCAGAGACTCAAAGTAGCTACCTAGGTTCCGCATATCTCCACGGTCTGGTGTTGCAGTGACACCCAGAACATTCGCTTCTTTGAAATAGGCCAGCACACGCTGGTAACTATCCGACAAACAATGGTGTGCTTCATCAATGATAATTGTGTCAAAATGGTTTGCAGCAAATTGCCGTAACCTTTTATCCCGCATAAGTGTCTGGACGCTGCCGACAACAACCCGAAACCAACTTCCGATTGAAGTTTGCTCGGCTTTCTCCGTGGCACAGCCCAATCCAGTAGACTTTGACAGCTTATCAGCTGCCTGATCCAGCAGCTCTCCACGGTGTGCCAGAACGAGCACACGCTCGCCCAGCCTTACCCGGTCTTCTATTACCTTACTAAATACAATGGTCTTACCGCAGCCAGTCGGGAGAACCAGGAGCGTCCGTTGGACGCCCTTCTTCCACTCCGCCTGAATCGATTGGCGGGATTCTTGTTGATATTGTCTGAGCTCCATAGCCATAGCAGCCAGCCCCTAAAACTGCCCAGTTTGCCAGCCTCCACCTTGTGGAGGAGGAGAGCTTGGAAACGGTGCCTGTTGATGTTGTGGTTGTTGATACTGTTGCGGTTGTTGATATTGCTGAGGCGGCTGTCCTGCAGGAAGCTCATCAGCGGCATAGAAGGTTTTAACCTGATTGTTAGTCCGGTCTTCTCCGTCTCTACCTCGGAACTTGTTGATCTCCAGCTTTAGTCGCCCCTTGGATCCGATAACCGTCTGCCAGTTCATTTTCAGCTTTTCACCTTTCCGTTTCTGCCCAATGCCGGCGAAGAAGTTGGACAGCAACCCCTCCGTTTTGGTGTGCAGGAATAGATTATGAAATATCACGACGTCTCCTTGATCTGAATGCACAGTCAGTTCAATCTTTGCCTGATTGCAAGCTGGCATTTTCTCACTGCCGTTAAAGCGACCACGCTCAAACTTCGTTACCGTGAAATTGTAATCACCTGCAGGTAGAACGATAAAGTCCACCCCGTCTTTTTCAATTGTGTCGTCCCAACCCAGTTCACGCTCATTATTTTGATTCATTTATGATTCCTCCTGTTGTTTAGTTAAAATGGAATTTTATCTCTAGTATCTTGAATCACGCTGAACACCGACTGCCAAGCCCCCACCAGTACACCAGCCACGAATCCAGGATCATAATTAGCGATAGGTGTGTCATATGGGTAATAGCCCTTGTTACTCACCACAATCTGAATTTCAGCCTCTGTTACCTGGTGTTGCATCATCAGATCACGAAGCGATTGCGGAATATTAGGATTCAGTGCCTGTTGCTGAGTGTTTGGGTGTGAAGTTGTAGCAGATGATGCTGGTGGAGCTGGCGGCGTCTGTACTGCCGGAGTAATCGTTGGTGGTGGTGTCGTCGGTTGTTGGACAGCCGCTGAAACAGCAGGCTGAGCAGATCCACTAAAGATATGAGCAATATAGCCATAGTCCAATGGGAACTCGTCAGGCAGGCCATGGCGATTCTTCGCATCCCAGGCAGGATGATGTGTAGCGTAGACTGTACGAACTCCGCCTTGACCCTTATGCTTGGTACCCTTCGCGTCTGCCGCCACTGAGAATGTTTTATAATTAATAAACAGGACCATATCCGCCCATTCCTTGACGAGAGGAGCTGTCTGGGAACTGGTCTTCTTGCCCAGCTTGAGCTGATATCGGTCATAGGCCCCCATTTCATCCGGTTGCTCAAACTTAATGATCTGCGCATGAGCATTCAGGACAACATGAATGCCAGCATCGATAACATCGCTCAAAAGGTTCAGAAAACGGCCAAGTTCCTCTTTGACGTACACATAGCCGTTACCGTACCCAAAGTCCTCAACTCCATTTTTGCTATGTTGAGCACAGACGCTATCGATACAAAGCATTTCCGCCCAGTCAATCGTGTCAATTACAAGCGTCCCAAATTGTCTCTCAGACTTCACCCATGCCACTTGTTGCTTCAGCATGGTCCAACTCGTAGGTTTAGCTAGACGGTTTACGTTCATTTCCGTGGTAGAACCTTCCGTATCGATAAAAACGGGATTCGGAAAATTCGCCGCCAAAGAGGATTTGCCCACCCCTTCCGGTCCATAGATAACCACTTTTTGCGCCTTTTCAAGCTTTCCACTAATGATCTGCATCAGAATTCACCTGCTTTCCATGTCGGTCCTGGATCAATTTCTCCCGGAGGTTGTTGTAATTGAATTCCTTCCTGTCCAGCGACATACCCATCCTCGATGATGATTGAGCACTCTTCACCGGTGCTGACTCGAGTCGCTATGGCCTGTAATCCCTCAGCTTCCAGCCACTGCCCAAACTCCTGAAGGCTCTCCATATCCATCTGCTCCAACTTGTCGAGCAGAATAAACCCACAATCTGGTTTTAACTTACGAACAATGGCCGTAGACACCTTTAACTGATCGGATCCGCTCATGTTATCCCACCGTTGCCCCTTATAGATCAACTCCCCATCATCGACGGACAGTCCTGGTAGCGGTAAATTCGCGTTCGTCAGGAGCTCCGCCTTCTGCGAGCGGATGTCATTAATCTCAGTGGTCAACTGGTCATATTGCACGCGATAATCGCTGGCATCTGTCTCAGCCTTGTCTTTGTCAAGATTAGCCCGGACCTTGCGATTTATCTCATCGATCTGCCGAATGTTGGCCTGTAGCTCTTCGGTAGACTCGTCGAGTAGGTCTAAGGCATCCTTCTTAGCAATATCCAGATCTTCCGCAAATTGAGCGCGTTTGATATGTGCCTCGTTGAGCAATGCTTCTAAACGTTCTAGTTCACGCTGCTGTTGGTCATAGGCAGCTTGAATCTGCGTCAGTCGTTGCCGTTTCCGTTGATTCTCCCCGTTGCGTGCCAGAATTCCCTGTTGCTGTTGAATAAGCTCAGAAGCTGAAACAGGCTCTTTCGGTGCGTCTGGATGATAGATTTGTTCCTTGGCAAACTTGGCCTTCTGATCCGCGATCTGTCCGATGGTATGACGTCGGTTGTAGACCTCTTGCTCCTTGACTTCAAATTCATGAAGTTGTTGGCCAACTCCGATAATGCGAAGCAGGATATTGGCTTTCTCCTTATTGGAAGCGTTCATGAACTTGGGAAGGTCAATGGCCAACTCTTCTACGAAACTATCAAGGAGCTGCTGACCACCTTTCTGACCATTGGGATCAAGGACTTTCAAATCTGAGTTTTTACCTTTTCGCTCCACGATCAGTCCATTGGACATTGTGATATGCAGATATGGTGGAATTACTGATCCGTCACGTGAAGCCTGCGAAGGACGATACTTATTACCTCCTAGCGCCCAGGCGATGCCGTCCAGCACACTTGTTTTACCTTGATTATTCTTGCCGCCCACCAGGGTAAGCCCATTCGGTGTCGGCTCGATCTTAACCGCCTTAACCCGTTTTACATTTTCGATTTCAAGCTTATTTATTTTGATCATGCAACAGTTCTCCTTCGTCGCTAACTTTTAATATAGATGCTATGCAATGAGTGCAGACTTTCCGATCGTTCCAGTTCCGGATAAGTCGGATATTTACAATGTGGCCACAGACTTCACAGCGGACAATACTGGACAGTTTAATGACCATACTTAAACCATCCTTGCTTCTAGTTCTTCAATTTGAGCGCACAGATCCATTTGCCATTGCATGTCGCCCATTTCGTGGGCCATAAAGGCAAGTTCTTTCAATCCGTCCAATTTATACACCAGATCGTGGTTTTCACGGAGGAGCTTCAAGATCAGCCGCAGCTCGAGGTTGCCAACGATCAAGTTTCCGTTCTGGTCAAGATTCATATGAACGATTTGCGCCAGTTTACGATGTACCTGATGGATGGCCAACATTATGAGAGACCCTGAAGTTTAGCAATTTTGGATATACAATCCTGACAAATCGGCTTATCAGAAAGATATACAATGCCATCCAAGCTGCCGCACAGGGTGCAGCCAGGCGAATACTTCTTCAAGACAATCTTGTCTCCGTCCATAAAGATTTCCATTGCATCTCCTTCTGCGATCCCCAACGTACGGCGCAGCTCCTTTGGTATTACCACACGACCCAAATCATCAATACGACGAACAATTCCAGTAGCTTTCATACTTGCATCTCCTTCTGGCCAGTGGTACACTGACCTCAACTATTATTTTTTGATGACCTTACCTGACCTGACGGCTCCTACCCCGTTGGGTCATTTTCATGTTTCGGCACTTCTGGAACAGTTATTTCCACAGCCCCGACCCAATCGCTCAGACAATTTACATCACATAGCAATTCGCGGCCAAATCGGATAACAGTGCGACCTATTATGATCTCAGCTCCACATTGACTGCAGTAATCTATAACTTCAGGCTGATCACTCATTCGCTTATCTCACCCCCTCTCAAGGCAGCAACGGCAACACTATTGCCCTGCCTCCATTTCCGCTATCTCTTTATCCAGCCACCAAACCGCAGCCTCTGGTTCGTCTACTAGCAAACGTCCATTCTGGATCTGCCACCGTCTTCGGCGAAGCTCCATACGTCTCCACATCTGGTCAGCTGACACAGCTTGTTGCCGCATTGATTTCAGCCTCCTTGTTCATCCGTATCAGCGTTTCGACGATTTCATATCGAGCTGCACCAATCTTGCCAAGATGACGAGCATCACTTGCCTGGATAGAGGCTTCAATAGCACGGTCCAGGTGAAGCTTAGCAGCAGCCAATTCGGCTTGAATGTTAATGATCATGCGCGTTCTCCTTTCAGGTATAAATTTTACGAAGGCGGTTATCCTGACTTTAAGAGAAGCTCACACCTCAGAAAGGCAACTTGCTCTCTCCTGTTCAGCTATCCACTCGATTAATGTTGATTTCCGGATACGCCAGGTTCCACAAAGTTTTATTCCGTGTAGTTTCTTAGCTCTACACCAACTGTAGACTGCACTCCGTGAAACTCCCAAATACTCCCCGACTTGCTCAGCAGTTAAGAGGTTCGGCATATTGTCTAGATCCATCTTGGCTCACCCCCTGACCTTTATCCACCGACTGATCCGAAGCATCGAATAGGTAATCAATACTACTTTCTGGAAAAAAGGCATCTTTAATGGCGAAAGCTTCATCGACATGCATTCTGTACTTTCCGTTGATCTTGTCCCCTACGGTAGACCGCCTTTTGTTTAGAGTCTTAGCAATATCAGTCACAGTGATGTTTTTCTTGATCATTTCAATCCGAAGATTGCTATACACCTTGCCACCCCCTCTCTAGATGAACGCAATTTCGTTTGCGATGACTTGACTATAAACGATATAGCGGTCATCGTCAACCTAAATTTCGTTCTTTTGAACAATATTCCGTTCACAAACTCCTTTACAACCTAATGTATATCATGTATCATAAGCTTGTGAACGATAAATCGTTCAAATCTAAAATGAAAGGTGAGTCTTAAATTGGAGAGAGCTAAAATATTAGTCCGACTAATTAAAGAAAAAGGCTATCCCAGCAATAGAGCATTTGCTGAAGAAATTGGCATCCCGCCTACTACCTTGCAATCAATGCTAACTAGAGGGATAGGAAAAGCATCTGTTGATAATGTAATAAAGATATGTCGAGCTCTAGGAATTACTGTGGACGAGCTTCAGGAGATGTCTAAAAAGAACGAGACAGAAGCTGAACTTGAAATTCAAACCATCGCAGCTCACCACGACGGCTACGACTGGACTGAAGAAGAATTACTGGAAATAGAGAAGTTTAAAGAATTTGTGCGATCCAAAAAAAGTCAAGAAAACAACAAGTAACTGCTGCCAGGAGTGGTGTTATGGTATATGATCTATTGCTTCAAAAAGCCTACCTACTGTTAATAGAGGTCATAGAGCGCCCTTTGGTTGGCAACTTAAAGGGGATATATGCGGACGGAGTTATCTGTATTGACAGCAGACTTGAAACGAAAATAGAGAAAGCTTGTAAGCTCGCAGAGGAAATTGGTCATCACGAAACCAGCGCAGGAGATATTCTAAAGCAAGATTGCGTTAATCATAGGAAACAAGAAAAGAAAGCGAAAAACTGGGGCTACGAGGAATTGGTGCCACTATCGTCATTCCTTCTGGGACACGAAGCTGGAGTCAGAAATATTTATGAATTCGCTGAGTTACTTGGTGTGACAGATGATTTCTTAATCAATGCAATCGATCACTATTGGGAAGTTTACGGACCTTACACGATGTACAAGCCTGCAAATGATGAATACATAATTTACTTCGATCCTGTCGCGGTAATTAAAATTTTTAAATAACCTACGGACATAAGCCGCTTGGGGCGGCTTCACATACAGATTTAACAGAACATACATTCGTGAAAGGAGGTGAAATAACCAATGGGGAGAAAACCGAAAGAACCTAAAGAGGAAATTAAGTATCCAGGTGTACGTTCGGAAAATGGTAGACATACTTATCGTTACAGCGTTCCGGTGCCTGGAAAAAAAGGAAGAAAACAAAAAGAAACCCCTAGCTATCCAACGGCAAAAGAGGCCTTTGAAGCAGGAATTAAGATCAAAGCCCAACTCTTAAATGGAACTTACTTCGAAGAAAGAGATATCATATTTGACGATTTTGTAATGGAATGGCTCAAAATGTATGAAGCAACTGGCAAAGTAAAAAACACGACTGTCGATATTCGTATGCGTGAATTAAAAAAATGCAAAAAATACTTTGGGCATAAAAAAATTGGGGATATATCCAAGAAAGATTATCAAATGATGCTTGACGATCAAAAAAAACAAGAGTATTCGCTAAACTCAATTAAACTCCTACATTCAGCATGCTCACTTGTTTTCAAAAAAGCTGTTGATTTAGAAATGATTAAGTCTGACCCCACTTCTAGCGCTGAAATACCTACCTATCAAGCTACTGTTGAAGAGTTAGAAAATAAAACTGAGATTCCTAAATACATGGAAAAGGAGGAATTGATACGTTTCCTCAAAGTAGTTAAGAAACATGGAGATAGGCAGGATTTCAACCTTTTTTATCTTATAGCCTATACGGGAATGAGAATTGGGGAAATGAGCGCACTAAATAAAAACAAAGATATTAACAGGGCTGAGAAATTCATTTCTATAACAAAGACGCTCTATTGCAAAAAGAAAATCAAAGAGTATGTCATTAACACACCTAAAACAAAAGCATCACGACGAGAAATTGATATTACTGACAGCGTCGTCGATGTTTTAGATGATCAAATTGCATGGCTAAATGAATTTAAAATGGCAAATCGAAAAACCTACTATGATGCTGGATTCCTATTCGTGAATACACGAAGAAATCCGGGGTATCCCGAAGCCCATCCGAACATCACTTTGAGAATGAAGACTTATCTGGAAATCGCGGGTCTGCCATTATCCCTGACCCCTCATAGTCTAAGACATACTCACGTGTCCTTATTAGCCGAGGTAGGAGTGGCACTTGAAACAATACAAAAACGTATGGGTCATAGTAGTGATGAAGTAACCCGTCTGATTTACTTACACGTAACCAAGAAGAGAAGAAAAGAAGCTCCTGAAAAATTTGAAAAGCTCATGAATAGTTTATAGTGTGGGGATCTTGTGGGGAAAACCTCATGAAATCGTTGATTTAATGCGAATTGTACCGCATTTCTGTCATATACAAAATGTTTGGGTCATGCCGCAGAGACTCTACCCCTACCTCCATTAATTCCTCGTTCGCAGCCTGTATTGGAATAATTCGGTGCCCCTTAAT